TATAGTCAGTCGGCCTAATCGCAAAAAAGTCAGTGTGAGTGTGACCCCCAGTAAGATGATAGAACCAATCAAGATTCGCTGCTGCGTCCTTGTCATAGTGGAAAAATCTTCTTTTATCCGAGTAACCCAATTCTTGTAGTTTTTCATTTGTTCTTTTTCTTACAAATTGTTTTAAGTCATATGACTTTAGGTTTTCAATATCACCCATTTCAAACATTTTGTCTATATATTTTTCTTCTAATTCTACCATTATTTTAGCTGCTTTATAAATATCCTCTTTGCAATCTTCTAATAAGGTAGGAATTTCTTCACACATGTGTCTAAACAAAGTACATCCCATTTTACTATGTAATGATTCATCTCTTACACTCCATTTCATCTGTTGCCCAATACCTTTAAGCATATTACGTAATTGAAAGCTATATAACACAGCGAAAGCACTGTATAAGCTAACACCTTCTGCAAAGGCACTAAAAATAGCGAGACTACGACCAATCCCAACAGGGTCATTACCATCGTAACTAACCAAATTGTCGAATCGTTCTGCGGTCGCTGGTTCATGTAAGAAGGCTTCAAAGTCTTCGAGTCCAAGTGTTTCATTTAAATAACTATAGGCTACAGCATGTATTGTTTCTTGTGAGCCGAACATCATAGCCATTTGCTGCACCTCGTGTTTAGGAAACCATGATACGACTTTTTGTGTCCAGTAATCTGATACTGCACATTCAGTCTGAGCAAAACCTAGTAAGATATTTCCTACTAGATTCTTCTCTGCTGGAGTTAATTTTTCGTTCCAATCCTTTACATCACCTGACATTGGTATCTCTGTATGCAACCAGAAAGCTTGAGCTTGTTTAAGCCAACCTTCTGTGTAATATATAGGATATTCAAATGGTTTGTAAGGGATTCGTTCTTTAAATAAACTCATTATTTATATATTTCTAATGCTATATCTACAAACGGTATGTAAACAACATATGCTATTAATGTTGGTTCATCATAGGTTCTCATTCCGAATAATATACCCGGATAAAAACCTATTGATAATGACCAGTTATCTTTTATTACTTCTGTATTTTTTTTCTTTTTAGCCATAAACTTTTATATTATATTTATCTTGATAAGATACTAATTCTTTATATTTTACTCTATTTCTTTTCTCCCAACTCCATTTCCACCATTTATCTATTTGTCTTTCACCATACTTTTGTCTGGCTATCCTTTTTGCTTCTGCAGGATTAACTCTATTGTTATATCGCATTCTTTCTGATTCTGTGGTTTATATATAATTACATGAGGATGTTCGCTACTTACAACTTTTTTGAATAATTTCCACCGTAAAGGAAAACTTTCATTAGCTCTACCTTTACATTCAATGATAAAATCATCTCCAATAAAATCTGGAGTATATTTTATAGGTAATATTTTCTTATTTCCTCTGTCTTTAAATTCTCCTCTTCCGTTACCACATCGTTCTATCGACGTGTTTGGAAAATCAAACCCTTCTGAAACAACAAATGTCTTGCCTTCATATTGAGCTTTAATGTTTGCATCTTTCAAAGCTTGATACATGTATCGTTCTAATCCTGATGCAAAGGTTATCCCGTCAACAGTAATTTTCTTACTGTTAACAGGACCTTTTTTTCTTTTATAACGTTTCTTCATCTCGTACTTCTATTCTATGTAGCATTGCTTCTTCTATTTCATCAGTTAAACATCTTTTAGCTGCTTCAATATATAATAATGCATCCATTAATTCTTCTTGTACGTCGACTAGAAAACGATTAAGATCTTTTTTCTGACCTTCGATTTCATCCATCATTGTAGCTCCATATTTCTTTTGGCCTATTAAACTACGTTCGTCCATCTTCCTTAGTACTGTTTGTACTATCTTATCTTCTGTTTTAATTCTCATCTTTTACAAATGTTCCGTTAATCATTTTTCCTGTTCGTTTACTAATAACATTATAAGCACTATTAATACAGGTTTCTATATTTACACCTCTTAAATGTGCTAGGTTAGTTAATACAACAACCATGTCTCCAATAGCATCTATAACTTCTGGTTGATCGTCTTCTAATAAAGCTTTAGCTAGTTCACCAGCTTCTTCTTGTAGTTTAACATACTGCGTATGTGTATTACCTTGGTCATATAGGCCTCTAGTATGAGCCCAGTCTCTAATGTTTTTAAATACACTTATGTCTTTAATTATTGGTTCTTCAAATAACTCTGGACTATCAAACCATTTAGCAAATGCTTTATTGTATACATAACATCTGTTATCGTTATACATAGACGTTTGCACGTGGTTCATTATCCATTGAATTGATTTTGCGTTAAGAACAAAAAGACCGTGACTTGTTTCCCACTGAAATCCTTTATTATCCATTAAGTTACCTTTAAGTTTACTTACTGGGTATGGGAACGTAGTGGTTTGTTCTGTTACGTTTATTTTCATACTTTTGGTTTTTAAATTTTTATATAATTCTCTGTCTACTTTGTAACCATATTCTTTTTGAAGTTGTAGCTCTAATTCTGATATAGCATCTATATCATCACTAGTTGCTAACACTTCATACTCGTCTGGTCCATAGCCTTGTTGCGTATGTACTCGAGCTTCCAGGTTTTGGGTTACTCCTATTTTTCTTCCTGGTATGTGGTAAATGTGATATGTCATAATTTGTCATTATATAGGTGTAAATTGTGTGCATAGTGGTAATAATTACCAGTTTCAATTTTCAATCTGTCTGCAATCATTTTTTGTAATCTACTGAATTGGTATTGATCATTGCAGAAACCGTACCAGAGATCATTAGAACGCATTAGAACGGCCATATTTAGTCTATTATTAAGTATTGTGAACTGAACAGCATAAGTACAGGGTGTATCTTTGCGATACGATCTCCATTCTTTTGCGTCATAAATACTTATTGCAGCATGCCTGGTATCTTTTACATTTCTAAGCTTTGCTACTACATAATCTATCTGGTCATTTCTATTCCATTGCCAACCATAATTAGATCTTACTAATCCATTACTATCAGCCATGTGACACCAAATTGGAGGTATTTTCCCGTATATTTCTTTTAACTTATGTATACTAGGATTACCTGATAAATACCATTCCCATTCAGCTTCTGCATAACGCAATTTCCAATCACGTTCTTCATTTACTATATAATTCTCTTCAGGTTTTTCTAATGTAAAACCTATATTAAATAAAGCTTTAGTATCTCCAAATGGAATACCGTCTTGAATTATTTTATCTAAAAAATAATTATAAGCTTCGTCTGCGTTTCTAAATTTTGTTCGCATATTTATTGTAATAATATTTATAAAATTCGTAGAGTTTAATCCATATGGTTACTCCACCATATGCTTGCGGAGATCTACTAACTTTGTTATTTAATTTAATCTCTATATACCAAGCTCCTTCTCCATTGGCAAACGGGGATATATATATTCCGTTGTTTATGCACCATCGATATGCTACCATCTCCTCCGTAGTAGGCATATAATGTCCCATTTTGTTCTTCTTTATTCTTGGCATCTATTCCCATGGCATTGGTTCTTCTTGAGCAATCGAAGCTTGATCAGGTACAAATCTACCTGATTTCGGTTCCCAAGTAAAGAAACATTCTGCTCCATTATCTCCTAAGTTTTGGAACTTGACTTTAAGTACTTTAACTTTAGTGTTTTTAGCTTCGTAATCACGATGTATAAGCAAGCCATGATAACTTGCGTCATACCACTCTCCACCTCCTTTAATGTTATACATATTTGGTTCTTCAATTTTGCCATCACTATTTTTATACATTTTAGTGGGATGGGCTACTATAAATACTAGCACATCATATTTCTTAGCAAAGCTTTCTATCTTTGTAAGATATTCCATTGTGTAAATATTAACATCTAATGAACTCGCGTTCTTATCTCTAACCTTATTAAAAGGATCGATAACTAAACATTTAATTCCTTTACGTTTTACTAATTCTGCTCCTTTACGGAGTACTGATTCTAAAGTGTATTTCTCCATATCAATAAAGAAGAAATTATCATTTACATGATCAGCTACTTCATTCCATTTAGCACCACCTATATCTTCACGTTGAGGCATATTACCCCAAACTTTTCTCATTAACTTATGAGCATGTAAATAATTAGGTGCGTTTTCTGGTGAAGCAAACGCGGTCTTCCAGTTATAATTTGCATTATAACCTACGACCATTTGATCCACAAAATCAGACTTACCACTACTAGGTATGCCAGTAACAGTAATAAACTGGGATGTATACGTTGAAAATATCCGGTCAAAGTTTTCCAAACCGATTTGGAATCCGGGTTTGAATCCGTTTGTAACGAAGTCTTTGACGTCTCCCTCGATGTCTTTAAATGTTGTAACGTTTTCCAGTGGATATGCTCGTGCTCGTCCAATTGTTTCTTTAAGTTTTTCTTTGCCATGTTGTATTAGGTATTCATTAGCATCTTTACATTCATCAAAATCAACTAGATAACATACTTCGGCTCCTAGTCTTCTAACTAATTCAGCTCTTAATGCTAATCCAGGTTCATCTGTATCTACTGCTAATATTATTTTTTCTTTATCATCAAAATAATCTATACAATTATCTAGATAATCTAAGTTGTTATGATGCAACGTAGCACCATTAGGAACTGATATAGCATTAGTAATTCCGGCCTCATGTAATGCTAACACATCCATTTCTCCTTCAGTTATAATACAATCTTTATGTCCTATAATACTATTAATATTATAAAATACTTTTTCTGCTCCTTTATATAATTTAAAATTCTTTCTGCCATCTCTATATTTAATATTAACGAGTTCATTACCCATTATATAATTAAACTGTATGGTATTCTCTTGCTTGCCAGTTTGTGGCATATACTCAGGACCTTGACCGACTTTAAGATCGTCCAAAGTCCCTTGAGTTATACCTCTATCATTAAACCATTCTTCAACTTTATCCTTAATTGGTGAATATTTAGTTAAAGGTGGTTTAATATAGTCTTTATTACTACTTCCTTTACGCTGAAAGGTATGAAGTTGAAAAGACGAATTACAATTGTGACAAGTTCCGAGACCACGTTCCCAATCATAAGAAGCACATTTAAGCTTCTTGTTTTTGGGTTTCCTAGTATGAGAGCATAAAGGACAAATACCTTGTTTCTTTCCACTCTCTAGGCTATATTGATTGAACGTATCAATCAAAAATCCATTAATCTCTGTTGTCTGCATTTAATTTAATTTAAAATGGTAAATCATCTTCTTTAGCTGCTGCTTGTACTGGCTTAGCTTTAGGTTTGCCGTCAAAGCTACCTGGAGATGGGAATGTCCCGTTACTCCATACAACTCTTACATTACCTAAATAAGTCTTAGGAGCTTTAGCTTCTCTTTCTTCTTTAGTTTGATCAACTATGATAGGACCAAAGTTTCCGAATTGGTCTTCTTCATCGTTAACAGTTATTGATACTGGTATGTACTTACCTTTCTTACCTTGGATAATTTTATCTTTAGGTATCATATTAAGGTTAATACTCCCTTTTACTATTCCTGCCATATTATACGTATTGATTAATTTGGTTAAACATTCTCTGCAGTTGCTCTTTATTAGCTCCTGTAGTTCTTCTAAAATTATCTACAGCTTTAACATGATTTTGATTTGTGTAAAAATTGTTTACAGAAGTTTCTAATCCTGTTACGCTACAGATTTTCTTTCTTGTTCTTGCCATTTGATTAAAGTGTTTTATTAATAAAATACTGCTTTGGGTCAAAACCTTCTTGCTTATAAAATAATCTATAAGCCTCCACTGCTCGTTGGACTTTGTCTTTCCCTTTCGCATAAAATTCGTCTGAGCAGTCGAATATACCTAGTTGATGAGTATTTTTATCTATTACAATAAAAATCATTTCATAACCAAATAATTCACTGTAAATATAAGCTTGAGAGTCGTAATTGTATTTAGAAGCAGACCATTTAAATTTAGTTATGTCAGCTGTCGTCTTCAAATCGATGACGAGCTTTTCACTATGATTTATTATATCTGCTTTTCCTTTCCACATTTCCCCCTCAATCTCTTTAATCGCTGGTGTCTCATACTCTGTATTATCATCACGTATCATTGATTTACAAACTATATTAGATAACATTTTATCTGTCATTAATTCTATTTGATCTACTTCGTGTTGTAATAAACATAGTTCACCACCAGACATCTCTTTATATACTTTAGTATTCCTAGTCGTTGAAGGTATCACTCGATACTTCTTCAGTTTATCTGGTTCTAGTATAGCCGTGTGAAAATATCCACCGACTAAGAATGCAGGTCTCATTTCTGATGCCTTACCTAAAGCTAAAGGATTTGTAAGTAAAGTACTAATATCTGAATTACTAAGATACTTTTTACCAAAGTCTCCATAGTAGTGTTCATCATTTCGTAACTTCTTAATTACATCTTCTTTTTTCATTAGAGAGTTTTAAGTTCCTTCTCTTGTGAAGGAGTTAATTGATACTTCTTTTTGATAGCATCTATTTTTCCACCCGACTTAATATAGTCTTTAGCTTGAGCTAATTGTCTACCAGTTATACTGTTTTTATCGTGAGTGTTAGTTGCGTCACTATCTTGAGTATCATCAATTAGGAATAAATTTCCTAATGCGTATTTCTTCGCGTAACTCGATGCAGCTCCAAATCGTTGAGGCATTTGCATACCTTTCTGATCTAAATCAACTCCTACTACCGCTGTAGCATTAATTGTTTCTTTACCGTCAGTTATAGTCGCTGTAGTTTTAATAACAGAAGAATCTACTAATTCTTCATTTATTACTACTGTAACGTCTAGCTCCTTAATAAAGGGTTTAGTTGCTTCGAGAATGTCTTCGGCTGACCTGAAGTAATACTTACCGAATGAATTAAATCTACTCTTCTTCGATTTAAATCTTGTCTGAATTTGTGATAATTTTTCGTTAATGGTCATATTATTATAATTACATATTATTTAATTAATTTACATTTCTAACCTACAGATAATCAAGCACTTGTGAGTGATCGACGTTGTCTATTAAGGTTTGAACTGCTTGTCTTTTAAGCTCAGAAACTCTTACATAATTTCCTATTCCTTCTATCTTTAGTTTCTTTGCTATTTCTTTGGCTGAGTGTGGTTCACAATCCAGTCCATAAGATAATCTTAACACCTCATATTCGTTTATATTAAGATATTTTTTCATTAAACCTTGTAAGTAAATATTCATTAATTGAATATTATAAGGTTCTGATTTATCAGGTATTTCGTTAAATAAGTTTTCATCATTAACTTGTACATCTATAGATAAAAATATGCTATTAAAAAACATTTCTACCATCTTCTTATCTTTACTATTTCTCATTTCATTCAGCTTGTGTTCAGGTATTCGTATGTTTCCTCTTAATCTATCTATATTTCTTCGTATAGTTCCTTTTATTCTTTTACTAAAGAAAGCTTTAATAGTCTTTTCTTTGTCTTCAGATTTATTTAAAGTTTCCCATTCTAATCTATCTACTGCTTTAATTAAACCAGAGCTTCCTTCTTGGATTAAATCAAGTATACTTAATACACCTGAAGCTTGATCTGCAGTAGAAAATTTTCTTGCCATTGCTTCTACTAATGGAGAAAATTTAACGATAAGTTCTTGTCTGCTATATTTGTGATAATCAGTTCCATAATCTGGAAGTAATTTTATAGATTCTTTTAAATCTTCTTTATAGCGAATATAATTTTTAATATTATATTTTTTCATTTTTCTTTCTTTGTGGTTTCTTTTTTAGATTCTTTATTTTTGTTCCAATTCCATTCCAATCAGTTGAAATGAAGTGTTCATATATTTTCTTTCTACTCATCTATATCAAATTTATATAAAATCATATAACAAATTCCTACCACTACTAGCAACATTATTAACATTTGCCATTGTTCTGTTGTAAAATCTATCATTTGTATCTTTTATTATTGAGACGGTCATAAAGTTTGTCTAATAAGATCCCCGCCACCTCTTCGGATATCATATTGTCGTTGTATAATTGCCATATTAATTTACTCATAATTTCTTAGTGTTTTAAATAATGGGTGTCTATAACTACCCGCTTTTGTTCTTTGGAAATACGTAAAAGTTGCTCTTTGCCCCATATATTGGTGTATATTTTTTAACATACACTTAAGATCTCCATAAGTATATCCTTTTCCAGGAGGACATCCAAATATATTTCCATCATCATCTTGCATTATAAACTTACCTAAAGTTCCAGTTCTTTTACCTTTTCCTTCTTCATAGTTTACAATAGTTGCTTCAGTATCGCTAAAGTCTTTAAATTTCATCAATCCGAAAGATCTTCCATGTTTGTATGGAGTATCTGTTCTTAATATAGAACCCTCATATCCATTATCTAAGTTTTCTTGATGAATTACTTTAGACATAGCTGGAGTTGCTACTCTTCTAGTTTCTACATATTTTACACTTGGAGTATACATATCAGATGTAATTAAGTTATCTAATCTTGCACTGTAAGATACTCCACCTTGGTTTACGTCATGAAAATAATCATATACGTGATATTGTGTTAATCTACGTGCCTCTAATCTGTCCTCGTCTGTTGGTTTTTGTTTTCTGACTAATGATATAATCTTTTCAAAATCATTCTTTAGATCATGATTATATAATTCGCCATCTAATATTATCCAAGGTAAAGCTTTAAACATGTGTTCTAAATCTTCTTTAATATGATCTATATTCATGAATTCTTTACCTGTTCTTGAAAATGCACCATCCTTAGATATTAAGCATCTAACTCCGTCTAGTTTTGGTTGCATATATACTGGTTTAGCCCAGTCTATTCTGGACTCATCTAGCTTATGTGCTAGCATTGGTTTTTTCATAATTTTTCTATTTGTCTTTGTAATCTATCTATTTTATTTTTAATAATCGCTGCTTTCTCATATTGTTCTGATTCTTCATATGAAGTCATTAATGTCATGAGTCTTGCTAGCTCTGCTATTAGTAATTCATATGGATCATTTAAATTATCCATAAATATTTCATCAAGTTGTTTAATTTCTATTAGTTTAAACATCTCTTCTGCTACTAATTTAGCTAATTTTTTAATTTCGTTATCAGTCATATTATCCGTTTTTATTCGTATTATAATTCGATTCTTTATAATCTATCCAAAATCCTATTGCTACAATAATATTCATGCCTATACTACTTAAAATTTCATATAGGTCATGAAAACTATGTATTGATAAATGGATATGGCCCACTATCCAGAAAGGAATAGCGAGCTGTTGACTTATCCATATTAATAGGAATTTTATAAACTCTGTAATTCTTTTTTTATACATGTGATTATATAATTATATTTATAAATATGAAATATTTATCTATGATTCTTTTGGGGTATATTTATCTATTAGGTCCTGTGGTGTCCCTACAAATATACACTCCTTAGTATATACCTTATAAATAGCTATGTATACTGGTTCTCCTTCTTTAGGAAATATAGTATAAATAAAATCTTCCCATCCACTATCATTATCAGTAGGATATAAATTAATATATCCAACATCAGTTTTAAATGATTTCACCATTTGTGCAGCGAGACATCCCGCTCCATTAGCGTGAGTGTCTATACTAGCTCCTTCACCCAATCCATTTATTATTTTAAAATCCTTTAAGTAATGTGCTAAGTCTAGTCCATGTCCTTCAGGATAACCGTCATAGTGACGATACATGTTTACATAAGCTAATTCCCCATGTTTGTGTCCTTTATCATAGGCTATACCCTCTTGTCTTGGTATAACTCTTGTTAAACTTCTAGTTCCCATAATTTATTTAATTTAGACGCGGGAGTAGGATTCGAACCTACGACCTCGAGCTTATGAGGCTCGCGAGCTGACCAACTGCTCTATCCCGCAATATTTTACCGGCTGTCACTACGACTGGCTTTGTACAACTGATACCTTAAGGAAGCCAAGGCGTCGATTTACTGTTAAGCCGGTATATAAGTTAGAGACAGTGTTTCGGAACAGGTAGTTACCTAGTATTATCATTTATACCGTTTTCTGTTTTGACGCACCACGATCGGTTGCTCTAAGGAATACTCCCGCTGAGTCTTACACCCGGTAATCGCCTAACGTGACCTGTATGCCACTGTCTCTATTGTTGAATATTCCTGAGTTCATAACGATCCCTCACCAGTTCAATTCAACTTTGTTTTTATTCAGATTCAGGATATTCATATCCTTCATCTCCTAATTCATCTACAACTACATCATGTTCTTCCATATACCACTCTTCATATAAAGCTTCTATAACTTCTTCATATTCATATCCTTCTTGAGAATACTGGTCTATATAGATTTGAGCTCCATCTCTTATATAATCAGCTAGTTTTTCAAACCAACTAGTTTCATAATAGTATACATCTTCATTTATATGTACATTCTTTTCATCTTCAGTTGCTATCCATATTTCATAACCATCTGAGGTTTCATCAGTATAGAAGTAAACATCACAACTTTGCCAATCATTTACAATATTAAAGTTATGTATTTCTTTTAGTTTTGACATTTTATCATCTTGACTTGTTTCATGAGGCACAGTCACACCTTTGTCTTCTAATCTCTCTTGGATTAGTTCTTCAGTAAGGGTTTTCATTTAATTAATTTTAAGTTAAGTTCTTTTGCTACATAATTAACATGTTTAGAAGTAGTAGGACTTGAAGTCATACCATTAACTCTCCACGCTACTTTATGTAGTTCATCACCAATTATCTCAGCAACTAGAGTATCATAAGAGTATACATTACTCCCATCTACTCTTAAATTCATTTTATATTTATCTAATTTCATCTTTAAATAGTTTTACACCAAATTTCCAATCAACATAATCCCAAGTTCTCTCATCTATATCTGCCCATAGGATTAAATCTCTCATTTCTCCTACACTTAGTTCACTATATAAATATTTGTTATCTAAACTTTCATAAAGTTCAGTGATACAGTAATCATACTTATCTCTACCCTTTTCAAGAGCTTCAATAATCTCTGGTCTTAGTTGTTCTAACAGTGTTGTCATTTGTTTATTATTATTATCTGTTTTTATTCGTATTATATTTCGAATTTAGTAACTAGAAGAGGAATCGAACCTCTTTACCCGTCGGTAGTAACTAAACGGTGTTTTTTAAGGATTTATCCAAGACACCATAGTTCCCATACCTAGTTATCCAGTAAGATAGTTTTATTCAGTTATGTGATTATCCTCTTGCCAATTTAATGGTAGTGCTCAAATCCTAATTAACCTACTCGTATTCTATCTTACAAGTGCCATTCTTTTAAAAGTTTAATGGCGTGTGATTTAATTTCATTGAAAATTCTATCATTTAACATTCCATCATCAAATGTTATAATTCTTTCTAATTGTCTTTCTATTTGACCACAAAGCTCAGTTGCTTCTTTGTCAACATAGTCTTCTCTCATCTCTTCGTATTTCTTTCTACTATCCATATTATTCTTGTATTTCTCCAAATATTATTATTTCTAGATCTTGCCAGTTATAACAAGATTTCTTAGGGTAATTTAATGCTCTCGCCTCTATATCCCAAGCTTTATTTATTGTTTCATTCCATAATCGCTGGTCTATTTTATAATAGGTATAGTATGTACCTAATAAAAAGAATAACATAGCGATTCCAAAATTATTAAATAATCTCCTTATTCTTTTATCCATGTTAATCCTTTAAAGTTAAACCATTCATCTATTCCAAAAGTTTCTTTATTTTCATCATAGATATAAGCAAATTTAGGTGGTAAATCACCTAATTCATATCCTTTATATTTAACATTATTTAATTTAAGCGTTGTTTTACTTGTTAATTTAATTCTATTCATATTTATTTTCTTGGTTTTTGATTTCTTTTTAAGTAATTTCTTTTGTAGAATTCTAGCATATAATTTAATCTAGCCATTCCACTATATATTCTTTCTCTTGCTATCATCACATGTTTGTGAGTTACTAGTTTGTCTCCATCTAGTAAAGTCCATCTAACATTTTGCTTATATTGTTTATTAAGTTGATAATTAGATGAGCAAGAATTTTGATTTCTTACATAACCTGTCTTAAAACAAGCTAATCTTAATCTTCTTTCAGAGTTATATCTTATACCATTTTTATAATAATGCCAAGAAGGAACAGGAAATTCAAATTCTCTTGTACCATTTTTAGCTTGTCTTTGTGTAGTTACTTCGCGAATATTATATTCTACGAGTAATCTTCTTGCGAAAGCGTCTTCTAACGCTTGTTTTTCTTCTCTCCAATTCATTATTTTCTGTGATAGTGGCAAAGTTGAGTATCATGTAGTGTCTTATTCTTACATCTTACATTTTTCTTCGTTGTTCCTTTGCATTGTTTTGCTTCTAAATCTATATTTATTCCCATTATTATAGGTAATAAAAATAAAGATAAGAAGTAAGTTTTTAATTTATTCATATTTTGTTTATTATATTATCAATACTAATTCGTATTAATATTCGATTTTAATTGATTTTCATTTAATTTCGCTATTCCTTGACGAAATCTCCATTCTCTTTCACGATATTCATAGTCAGTACACCATTTCTTCATAGCGATACTATGAGTATTTGGTCTGAAGTTTGCTTCAAACTCATCAATTTGTTGTAGTTTAGCGATAATTGCTTCTTCGCCAAGTTTTTTATAAAATTCATCTTTAAATTCCATCTTCTTCATATTTTATAGGTTTATTAAAAGGTTCTTGTATTGTAGAAAACAATAATTCATCAAAGTAATCATCTCTACTTACAAATCTTTGTTGTATTTTACTGTAATAACTTCTTACCATCCACCAAAAGTTATAGTTGGTGAGTTAAACATTAAGTGATATACTACACTTATCCATCCAAAGACGAATAATGAAGATAATCCAATTAGTATAGTTTTAGTTATTACTAGAATAACATAATGTTGAAATCTTCTTTTCATAATTTATTTATTTATATATTAGTTAATATGAAGAGAATCGAACTCTTCCTCGTTCCAAAATATTAATTTTAGAGTTATATGTTACTGTACTTCACACACTTCTCTTACAACCATTGGTACATTAGTACTTGAAGTGTAATTGTTGTATTTTAACCAACAAGGTAATAATGTTAATTTATCTTTCATGATTTCATATACTTCATCATGATTATAAGTTACTTTTTTACCATTTACAAATTCAACATTTATAGTTGTATTTTTACCGATTAGTGACTTTCTCACCACAAATCTTTTTAAATTTAAGTTTGACATAGTTTTTAATTTTAAGTTATTATTTATTTATTTAATTTAAGTTATTAAGTATTAATTAGTTACATTATTATTATCTAAAGTTATTCGTATTAACTATCGATTTACAATAAGTGTATATTTGTTTATATAGTGACAAGTTGTCATAAGTATACGACAAAGTGTCATAGTGTGACATATTGTCATATATTATAATATAGTGTATTTATTTATATATATATTTGAATTAAGTAATTTAATTACATTATCAATATCATTATAGTTAATACTAAGTATATTATTATTAATATAAAATATATTAGTTAATTTATTTGAGTTAAATAATAAATTGTATATTAGTTTTTTATTTGTTAATTGTATTTTAATTTGTATCATTGTTGTTACTTTATTATATTATCTAATTAAATTCGTATTAACATTCGAATTAGAATGATACATTGAGATAAGAGGGGGGAGGGGGTAAAATGCTAAAATATGGGGGTTATACGGATAAAACTGAATAATATGGGATCATTTCTGGGTAAAAATGGTTGGGCTGGGTGAAACGAAAATCGATTACGAAAAAAAAAGAAAGAAAAAAAAGGAGGGGGAACGCTATACCTCTCTATATGTGATAACTCTCTAGAAAACACGGTACCCTTTATATAACAGGTACCTTATAATATTATACTACGTATAATATTTAGGATAGGAGTAGTATATATCCCTTATACCTTATATAAGAGTAATAGATTACACGCTATTTTTTATATTTACAACTATATTGTAATTATTTTTTGTAAAAACGAGAAATAACCTGTAAGTATATATCTTATAGACTTCACTAAAAAATATAAACAATGAGTTCACCATTTCAAAGAGCATTTTCAGCTAAAAGCCCCTTAAAACATGACGGAGACCATCCCTATGTAAATCCAGATGGTACTGGTAAGGGTGATCATCATGAGAATGATCATCAAACATTGCTAGAACCTACTGATAAATTACCTAATGAGGGAAGAAATATCGCAACAGGAGAAACTCAAGCAGAGATTTTAGATAGAAAATACGGAGATTATGGGCAAGCGGCGAAAAACTTAAATACATACGCAACAACAATAGCAAAAAATTATCCCGATGGTCTTTATCCAAATCAAATGGATTTTTATAATAAGCAAATTGATATAGGAGAAGCTAATATAAAGAATAATTTAGAATTATATGAAAAATCTCGTGATTCTATTTATAAGGTAAATAAACCTGTTATAAAACAAATGGAGAAAAAGAAAAACGAAAAACTTCCGACGATTGAGGAAGTTGTTGAGAATAAAGAAGATTAATTATGGCAATAATATATAGTTATCCACAGATTAGTACTGTAGACATGGGTGATTTGCTAATAATCACTGATATAAGTAAAGCAGAAAATCCAACTAGGAACATAACCGTACAACAATTAGCAAACACTATATCAGTTGCGGCATATCCTAACCGTTATTTGATAAATGGCCTAGTAAATAACATTGCATCAACCGTTGGTGGTTATGATTTTATGGAATGGGTATCTAATACTACACCTGATACACAAATTCCCCTAATGAGAACCGGAACTCAACCATTAGAATTAGAATCTATAATGTGGACTTGGTGTGGTGATGCGGCCTTAAGTATAGGAGTGGGAGAACAAGTTGGTTTTTCAATAGGATCTATTGCTGACGGTGTTAATTCACAAATAGGTAACTTTGTTGCTATAAACAGTTTATTTAACTTAACAAACGCAGATGATGGAACATTTCCTTCTGGAGAAATAAATTTCCCACCAGGTACAATACAAATTTCAAAACATACTAATATAGGAGTTGTTGGTCTTGAAACAGGATCAGTAACACCAAATGATGGAGAATTAGCTATTACACTACAATTTAAAAGCATTTAAAAATGGCGATAATATATACTTATCCAAGAATGGTTACAGTTAATAATGGAGATCTATTATTAATTAGCGCGGTAAACACGCCAAGAAAACCTACAATGAGGATTAGAGTTGAAGACGTTAAAGGTTATATGAACACATGTCCTACAATAACGGATTGTGTTGGAAGTACTGGAGCTCTTAATGAAGTATTAACCGCTAATGGAACTGGTGGTGTAATATGGAGTCCAGCAGGTGGTGGAGGCGCAGGAGTTTTAAGTATAACAACCGCAACAGGAGTTTCAACGGGTGATCCTATATCCCCATTAGTTGCAGCAACGGGAGCAGTTACTCTTACTAGTAACGCTTACGCGGGAACTACTAATGTTGGATATGTGCCAACTGGTGGTAGTGCAACTACATTTTTACGTGGTGATGGAACTTGGGTAACTCCAGCTGGGGCTGGAACTATTGGTGGAAGTGGTACAACTGATACATTGCCTATGTGGACCGCTGCAAGTACACTTGGAGATTCATTAGTAGTTGCAACTAGTGTAGGTGTTGGAATTAATATGACAGCAGGTGCTCCTTCTTCAGCAATGTTTAAAGTAGAAGGTGGTGCCGCAAGTGATGTAATGCAGCTTAGTTCAACAGGAGCTTCCTGTAATATAATGTTAACTCAGAGTGGAGGAACGCCATTTGGATATTATGGTAACTCTTGTGTTGTTGGTGGAGCAGCGACTGAAATGCAATTAAGATCTAATGCTGATTTGTTATTTTCTTCTGGAGGTAATACTGAACACATGAGATTAAAGTCTGCTGGAGATTTACAATTACCTTTATATGGTTCTGGTACATTTACAGGAACAGCTACTTTTGGTTTGTCTGTAGATGCTAATGGAAATATAATTGAAACAGCTGGAGGTGGTGCAATACCTTGGCCTTATCAATATGATTTAGGACTTAGACAACAGATTCAAGGAACTAACCCTGGAACAACTGGGGACGCGAACACAGGTGTTGGAGTTGAAACGTTAGAAAGTTTAACCACAGGTTATAATAATACAGCGATAGGTACAGCTGCAGGAAAATCAAACCAAAGTAGTTATGCTAATGTATTTATTGGAAAAGATGCTGGAAGAAATGTCGTCGGAGGTAATCATCACGTAATTATTGGTTCGGCAGCTGGACATGATATTACAACCGCACCAGAAAATATAATTATAGGGAGTGGAGCTGGTTATAGCTTGAGTACTGGAGATGGTCAATGTGTATTAATGGGAAGAGGAGCTGGACAGTCTTTAACAACTTTAGGAGATTGTATTGCTATAGGACATTATGCTTTAACAAATAATACTGCTGGATACAATGTAGCTATAGGTCATGCGACTGGAGAAAGTCTAAGCACTGGAACAAATAACGTTTTCATAGGTAGAAGAAGTGCAAAAGACTCATTACTTCTTAGTGAATCAGTAGTAATTGGAGATAGTGCATGCTATACGAGCCCATCTACTAATTATTCTGGAGCAAATAATATTGTAATAGGATTTGAAGCGCAACCCTCAAGCGCAGGAGTAAGTAATGAAATTACTATTGGTAATTTATCTAATGATAGATTGAGATTTCCAGGTAGTTTACCAGCATTTGATGATGATGCAGCTGCGGGAGTAGGAGGTATATTAACTAACATGTTATACCAAACCACTGGAGCTGGAGCAGCACCTTTAAATGCTGCGGGTATTGTAATGATTAAACAATAAGTAAAAATATAAAAAAACAAGTGATAATATAAATATCAAATAACATTAAAAAATAAAATTATGCATGGATACGTAGAATCCTCAAACGGATTGAGACCAATAATGATTGATAAAATAGATTATGCTAACTATGGTGCAGGTAATATAAATATATATTATGTAGGCCAAAATAATCTAACTCAAGGTAATATTTCAATAAATCTTGGCGAATTTAATACTACAACTCAAGGTTATGAATTTCCTATAGTTTCTAAACAAGCTGTACTTTCAGCTTTTTGGGGGTGGGTTGCTGAAGTAAGCGGAGGAAATCCCGGAGTAACTTTAAATAGTTATTTTGAAAAATATATTATAGGAACTGTTACAAGTTATACTATAGTAAATTATTCTGAACAAGAAGGCTTTATAACCCCTGTCGCTGATAATGCAGCTGCATGTGCTATAGATTGGGCCGTTCAATCTCCAACTACTATACAATCAGTAAGATCTAATGCATCAGGAACAATTCCAGTTCTAACATATCAAGTTTTCAACGCTATAACCACACCACTAGGTGAAGATCAACAAATTGGTGGAGATGCTGTAGCTGATGGAACATATGCTTGGTTATCTGGAAGCTTAGGAGATAAAGGAAAAGGTGATCCAGCAACTGGAACTACATATTTTGTAGAAATAAAAGGAGGTTATATTAGACAAGTGGAAATATGTGTAGGAGCATTAGAAAATGGTGCTTCTGGAACAACTGCATATTATGCTCAAGGTGGACAATTACCAGAACCTGATTGTTACTATTTTAATCCAGCTGGATTTATTTCAGGTACATTTGGATTTAATAATATTCCAGGTCCAACATTTAGCGCTGGAAGCGGTACTTGGAGTTGTTATGAAGGACTTCCGAATCAAAATGGAAATATGATTGGAGCAAACGTATATATACAAAATGCCGCAGGGGATTTTGTACCATTTACTAATACAGAACCAACTATACCTAACTACGCAGGATTTTTATTTCAAGAAATCGCTATTGATACATTTACTGTAGATTGGTCAAATTTCTTGCCAGATGAAGGGGGAGTACCAGCACCTACGTGTACATATTGTGATTTTCCTCCTCAAATAGAACAATGGGTAGTAAACTTAACTACAGGTATTATAGAAGGTGTTGCACCGGGTTGTGACGGTAGTTAAAATAAATAATAAATAAAAAATAAATAAAAATGTATCAACCAACTTATTTAAAAATATGGAGATATCCTCAAACGTATGGAGGAACTAATGAATTATTAGGAGTTATTAATGGTAGTGAATTAGAAGCTATAGAATGGGGCAATAAAACAGTGGGAACTGGTTTAGAAGCAGTTACTGTAAGACATATAACAGGTAATTATAGTTTATCTACGGCGGATCATGATTTTTCTATTTTAATTACAGCTTTAGATTCAGTATCAGGACCAAATGACATGAAAGACACTTATGGCGGTTCTCCCGAAGATATAATTAAAATAATGAATATTATTGTAGATCAAATAGTGCAATTAATAAGAAGACAAGAAATGTCTACAGTATCTAATGTAGCGGATTATTATCCACCTAGAAATTGTGATTTAGGATCTATGGCTTTAAGTTTTAATCCTTATGAGCCTGTTAAAGAAGAAGAAAAAGAGGGGGAAATAATGATGGGAGAAGGCGGAGGTCCACCTGAATGTCCTCCATTCTGTTAATAACAAACTAAATATAAAATAAAAAACCTGCTCGGTTAGAGCAATAAACCAAATATAAACTTAAAACCAAATATTATGACGTTTTATTATCAGACTAAAACGTGGAATAGTCAACCACAAATTACAGAAGAAACCATTAACCTTTGGAAACATCTTGCAGAAAAAAAGAACTGGAGGATAACCCAATTACCTAACGGTTTTTATCAAACTGAATACAAAGACATCGATTGTCCTTGTGACCCTGAAAAAGACAAGTGTTGTGAAAAATGGCACGACGTGACTAGAAGAGAAACTCTTGAAGGAGCAGAGCAAGCTATTGATGGTTCAGTAGAACACTATGCTAAGAAAGTAGACTTTTTAAAAGGTCCGAAAGTCGTTAAAACCTTTAAATAATCAAATTAAATTAAATTAAATACTATGATTGTAAAAAATCTTAACTTTGGCACAAGTGCTAGAGAACAGGTATTTAAAGGAATTGAAAAACTCACAAATGCTGTTAGCTCCACATTAGGAGCTAGCGGTAAATGTGTGATTTTGGAAGATGCTCAAGGAAATCCTATTATTACAAAAGATGGGGTTACTGTAGCGGATTCAATAAACCTTTATAATCCTGTAGAAAATATGGGTGCAACACTTTTAAAAGAAGCTGCACGTAAAACAGTTAAAGAAGCTGGAGACGGAACTACAACTGCTACTTTATTAGCTTATGCTATTTTAAACGAAGCATATAAATTATTAGATAAAACCAACACTAGAGTGTTAAAAGAAGGTATTTTATCTGGAGTAGAAAAAGTAGTACAATACTTAGAAAAAGTATCAGTACCAGTTTCAGGAGATATGATAGATCAAATAGCTACAATTGCTACTAATAATGATCCTGAGTTAGGAAAATTAATAGGTGATGCTTTTAGAGAAGTAGGGGAAACCGGAGTGGTAATGATGGAACCTTCAAATTTAGGAGAAACAGGAATAGAAATAGTAGAAGGAGTAGAATATGATAAAGGTCTATTAAATCCTAATTTAATTACAGATAAAGACAAAGGGACATGTGAGTTAAACAACCCTCTTGTAATGATAGTAGATTCTAAAATAGATTCTATAAGACAAATTCAGTCTGTACTTGAATATGTTATAAAAAACAAAAAATCTTTATTCATTATTGGAGAATTAGAACCTCAAGTTTTATCAGCCTTAGTAATGAACAAGATTAAAGGAAATATTAAAATAAACGTAGTAGATCCACCAGCTTTTGGATTAAGGCGTAAAGAAATATTAGAAGATTTAGCATTACTTACAAATTCGCAAATAGTTAATGAAGATTTAGGTGATGATTTAAATACAATAGAAGTTGATTACTTAGGTACATGTTTAAAAGTTACCACAGACTCTAATCAAACTATAATGCAAGTGGATGGTGTTTCAGAAGAAATTAAACCTATAATTGAAAAAATCAAAAAAGATTTAAAGAAAAAGAATAACCCCGGAGTAGTAATAGGTTTGGAACAGCGTTTAGCTAGATTAAGTGCAAAAGTCGCTATTGTAAAAGTAGGGGCTAATTCAGATGTAGAATTAAAAGAAAAACAAGATAGGGTCGAAGATGCTATCTGTGCTACAAAAGCTGCGATTAAAGAAGGTATAGTTCCAGGTGGTGGAATAGCTTTGTTAAATGCAGCGATGAATATAGAAGAAGATAATATAGGTGAAGAAGTGTTGAGCAAAGCAATATTAGCTCCATTTCAAACAATATTAGATAATGGAGGATTAGAGCAAAAAACAATACCAAATACAGAAGGTATGGGTATTGATGTGGTTACGGGAAATATGGTACATATGATTAAAGAAGGAATTATTGATCCATTGCTGGTTACTAAGAGTGCTTTAAAAAACGCAGCTTCTGTAGCATCAACTATTATATCAACTGATTGTGTAATTAATAATGTGAGGGTCGATGAAAGCAGTAGGTAGAAATTTAATTATAACACGTATAGAGCCTAAAAGTACAAAAACTGATGGAGGTTTATTATTAAGTGAAAAAGATAGAGAAGATATAAGGTATATTAAAGCTAAAATATTAAGCGTAGGAGAAGAGTGTGGAAATCTAAAAGAAAATGATGAAATTTTCTATGATAGACATGCTGGTCACAAGATTGAAATAGATAAAGAAACGTTCTTCGTTATTAAAACGCAAGACGTAGTTGTTGTTTTATGAAAAAGCTAGAAGCAAGAGACTTGAAAGAAATGAACTTGCTAAAACACTACCGTATAATACGAAAATGGGCTTCCAGGAACAACAGCTTAAAAGAGGCGGATATTGAACTCTTAATATACTTAGATTGTATAGATCTATTTACTAAATATGATTTTGAAAATGGCTCCTACTCTTATAGTTGGGATAATAGAAGGTGGAATAGACTAATAAAAAATGAGTGGATAACTGTATGGAGACATAGAAATAGAACTACTCAGAAATATAATGTTTATAAGGTGTCTTTTAAAGGTAAACAACTTATTAGTAGGATTTATAGAATTATGTTAGGATTAGATGATATTCCTATTAGTCCTAGAAGAAATAAAATAATGAAAGGGGAAACTTATATGGATAAAGTTTTAAAAACCTCTATAAAAAATGTAAATAACGATAAAAACAGATAATTATGTCAGTATCATCAGCAATTGCAGCTGCAAGTCAAAATCAAGCTGGAAGTGGACAAGTAGGATCATATGGAGGTAACAACCCTCTCTTTCAAATGATGCAAGGTATTATGGGACCATCTCAAGCACAGTTAAATAATTCTTTTAATAATCTCGCAGCAGCGGGAGCAGCTGGACCTACAGGAGATGCTAATAATCTGTCGGCATCTAGTTATTCTAATGATATAGTTCAAACTAACACAGGACCAACTACACCTGGGGTAAGTGATATAGGAGTTCCACCAACTACAATACCTAATACGGTATCTTCAGCTGTTGGAAATATAGCCCAACCTATTACAACAGGAAGTTTTAGTCCACAAACTCAAAACGCAGCACAAGGAATATTTGGAAATCAACAAGATTTGGCCAAGTCAGTACAAAAGCAAAAATTAATTAACCTTATATAAAAATTATGCATAATAATAAATATGATCCTTCAATGGAAGAATTAAAACCAGGAAGTAAAGTTGGTATAGTTGGTGAATCTCATATATGGGATGGTCCTCTAGATCAAGTAGGTAGACCTCATGTTCAGGGATCTAACAGAGGCCCAAATGGTATGCAGGTATTAAAATCTGTAGCAAAATACGTTAGCGGTCCTATAACTCAAAGAGCAAAAGAATATTAAACAATAAAAAATTAAACAATGGCAATATATATAAACGCAACAGAAGTAAGACCTGATGATGCAATAAATATACCTAAACCAGGAGTTATTTTAGCTGGTATTAACACAGGAGCTGGAACAACATTAACCGACGTTGGTAAAGGATTTACTAACGCTGAAACTAATCCAAAAGGTTTTAATATAACTGGAGGAGATGTTGTATATGATAGCGCAGGCGCTATAGTAGAAGTAGTAAGTGTTACAGATAGTGATAACCTAGAATTATCAGCAGCAATAGCGGGTGGTATTTATGAAATATACAAAGGTAATTATAGAGCTTTTACAAATAGTATATCACCAGGATATAGTTTATATATTACAGGTGCTGGAGATGTTAGAGTGGTTCCAGTTAGTGAACAACAAGCTATAACAATTCCAGTAATTGCAAATCAAACTTTAGATTTACAAGTAGAAAGAGTTAATGCTACAAGCACTACTGCTACAGGTATAATAGCTTTAGAAGTACAAAAATAATTAAACACACACATAACAACAACAATTATGACATTTATTCAAAACAATCCATTGTCAAGAAGAAAAAGTTCTCCTTGTAACGCGAATGGAGACGATAAAACAATCTCCGAAGTAAGAGAAGAACCAGGGAGTTCTAATGCGGGAAAATATCCAGGTGTAACTAAATTCTGTGGACCTGCAGGAGGAGCTGCAAAAGGTACATATCCCGTAGAAAAAGACGGAAAATTAGATGCGGGAAGAATTTCCGCTGCTAAATCTTATGCAGATAATGCTCCAGATCCAGCTGGAATTAGAGCATGTGCAGATAGATATGAAGCACAGCTTAAAGGAAAAGGAGAAGCTGTATCAAGAAGATCTAGTTCACCAGTTAACTATAGTGGTTTAGCGGGTGTAAATGAATCAGATTGGTTAAAATACGGAGGAGATGTAATAGATGAAACAGCTCAAAAACATGAAGGTATGTCAAGGCATGGTTCTATGACAGGTGATCAATCAGCTACTAAATCAGATTACGCAAATTATAAAGGAACTGATAAAGGATATCATGGACATGATGGAGAATCTCATGGAGATCAATCTGCTACTCGTAGAGATTATATGGGTAATATGGGAAGACATCATGTAGACCCAAGAACTAAAAAATAACATTTAAAAATACACAATGGCACATCCAATACATAAACACATGCACACCCATATTACGAAAAGAAATGTGGAAGCTGCAGTAAGAGATAACGAAGCTCACATTGATTATCTTAAAAGAGACGTTAAAGATGATCAAAGAACTGGAGGTAAATATAAGGATATTAATCAAACAGCTGATGAAAAACATATATCTAAATTAGCCGGAGATATTAAATATGATAAAAAGAAAGAAGGTTTATCTCGTAATTCTTCTTCTCCATTAAATATCCCAGACAGAGAGAGTTATATAAGAGCAGGAGGAACTGATCAATATGGTGGTAGAGTACCAGGAGAAATTTCTTTAAGTAAAGAAGATCTTGCTAAAGGAAGAGCTCAAGGTGGACCAAGAGCAACGGGACTAGGATCAATTGATGCAGCTAAAGCAGCTGGAACAACTTCAATGCCAGATTGGAATTATGAAGGAGATTTAGGAACATCAATGCATGAAGGATTCCATGGGGGTGTAGAAATGGGTACTGAAGCAGCACAAGACCAATTAAAATTTAATGCTATTGATGATATTACTCAAGGTGATGGAAAAGGAGATTGGCAAAGTACAGTAAATGCAAAAAGAGCTGCAGGAATAGGATATCAAACTGAATATAAAACTGATGCAAATGGAAATACTATTTCTGGTATAAGATTTGACGATGGAACTTTTTTAGCAGACTAAATACAATAAAAAATGGGGATACTAAAAAAAATAAAAAGTAATTTTTTAGGACAAAATAATTTTAGCGTAGGCTTTAATAATAATAGTCCAGTTAAAGGAGTAAGTAGAAAATCTTCTCCTTTAAACAATTATCAATCAAGTGTTGGTTTTGAGGGATCCTCAGGCGCTACGGGTTCATATAGTGACTTAATGAAGTCAAATTATGGAAGTCCTGTAGTTCCAGATAATAAAGAGTTGGGTGATGTATTATCCAAAGCAGTAGGACAATTTGGTTATATGGGGGCTCAGGTTTCTAATGAAGTAGGAAAACTTCTTGGAGCTGATGGTGAAGGAGGAAGTCCATGGCATAGACAAGCATCTCCTTTAAATGAAAATGGAGATGATGATCCTGATAATGATGATAAAGAAAATGGAGATGATAATGGTGATGGAGAAAATGGAGAGGGTGATGGAACCTCAACACAAAATACTAATCCAGATGCAAATGAAGTTCAAGATAATTATGTTGCAGATGATAATTCAAATTTAAGTACAAATCTTGGCCAAAAAGTTATTGACAATAACAACACCAATGCGTATAAAAATGCACAATACCAATCAACATGGGGAGAAGGTTCTTATGGAACCCCAGATTCATGGAAAAAAGATAAAGACGGGGAATTTGAGTTAGACGAGGATGGTAATAAAATTAAAGTTAAAGGAACAAGTAAACCTAATGCTATTAACGCCAGGATTGAATCAATGGAATGGTGGTAAAATAAAACAACAGAGACAACTGTATAAACACGATAGCTAAATTAATATTAACAAATTCAAACACAAAAATTATGGCAAAATTTATAGCAATGACTGTTATAGGAAATGGAAATGACTGGGAAGATGGAGAACAACTAATAAATGCTGATCAAGTATCAGGTGTTCAACAATCTAGTGATGCTGATGTAGAAGTTTATATGAATGGAGGAACTCCAGGAGATAAAATAACAATTACTTTATCTACATCTCAATCATCTTCAGTATCTCCTGTGATGACTAGTAACTTAGGTGCTGCAGCATTTAACCGCGCACTAACAGCTAATCCAGGTGGAGTAAAAACTTGGTATACTTTACCAGTTGATGGTAATGGTGATCAAATGTACGTTAACAACGTAGCGTTCGCATAACCATGGAATCTAGAGGTCTCGGCGACAAGATCGAAAACTTTACAAAAGCAACGGGCATCAAAGCAGCTGTTGATGGTATATCAAGAGCAACTGGTGTCCCTTGTGGATGTAATAAAAGAAAAAACGCATTAAACAAAATGTTCCCTTCAAGAAATGCTCAACAAATACATTACTAACGGTTTTACGATGAAATCTCCTATTACAGTAGATAATACTCCGGTATATACTACTCATATAGAAGATGGAGCATTAGGAAAAGGAAATAATAATGGTACTATTCTAGTATCAGACGAATTACATCCAGACAACGTACAGAGTATTGTAGATCACGAAAAAGTTCATATAGATCAAATGAAAAGAGGTGATTTAGATTATGATGATAAATGCGTTTATTGGAAAGGCAAGTGTTACAAAAGAAGTGAGATGAAAGAAGGTGATCCTAATTTGCCTTGGGAAAAAGAAGCATATTCAAAAACAGACCCTTACGAAGCATTATAAAAAAAAATTATGGCATATAAACAAAACAATCCATTAAGTAGGAAATCAAGTTCTCCTTTATTTAGAAAACAAGGGGTTTCTCCTATTAATAATAGAAGATTAGATCCAAAATTGGATCCTAACAAAAACTCAATAAGTAGAAAATCAAGTTCTCCTTTAAATGCTTATCCAACTTCAGGAACTTTTGCAGGAAGCGTAGAAGAAGCTGAAACAGCTCACGCTCCCGGTGCAAATGAACAATATGTAAATATTGGTACAGAAGAAGCCCCAATATGGGATATGCAAACTAGCCTAGGAGATATTCATTTTGGTAGTAGCGTATCGGGTTATGGTACAGATGATCAAAAAGTAAACTTCCCTTATTATAAATCTAGAAAAACCGACTCAAATCCAGACGCTGCCTATCATCCTTTAGGTCTTGCTAATCATAATTATAGATCTGAAGTTCTACCAGTTTACAACAACCGCCCAGAAACATCGATGTATCCACTAAGGGCTAAATCAAATTTTGGTGGAACCTCTACAGATGTTTTATCTGATCTTGATTTAGATTGGGGACAGCTTGACGAGCATATAAAACCAAGTGTTAATCCTTTTAAGGTGGGATCAATTGGAGGTAGCACACATGACATGGGAACACCTGGAATAAACTGGAATCAAAGCGGTTATACTAGTGGTAATTATTATGATGGCGACAACGTAACTGATGATGCCCGTAATACTCCATGGAAATTTGCTAGTGAACAGTTTGGGGACGGTAGTGGACCCAACCTTGCACAAGAAGGAATGACAACTGTAGGATATGAAGGTAGCCCGGCTATTTATCCATTTTTTAGTAACTTATCTCAAAATAGAGCTGGTAATGTCACTGACGAAGCTAGAGGGGAAAATCGGTTATTAACTAAAAACTTTAACTCTTTACCAAGAGGAATTACAAACAGAGCTAATGTGAGAGACGCTTTTAGTACTTATGTTAATAGAAACACAATGAGTCCTGGAGAACTATTTAGTTGGGATAGATCAGCGGCTAGACCTGGTACAAGTTTTGGATTTAGTGATCAATTTAAAACTCAATACCCATCGATGTTAGCAGGAGGTCAATACGGATCTTCTGGTCCTGACACTTATGACTTAGACACCAACATGTTTAAAAACGCACTTAGTTCTTCTAAATTTAGAGGTAATACTAGTGGTCTTACAAATACATTGGGTAATGCTTTGAGTGCAAATGTAGATAATCCAGTAGATATAATGACTAAGATGGTAAATGACGGAAATATGTCTAGACAGCAAGCACAGCAATATTTAGCCGCTTTAAGAGCCAACACGTATAGTGGACGAATTGAATAAGATGTCAAAAAAGAAGTTTAAAGATACTACCGTTGGGCAGTTGTTATTTGGTGCAGCTTCTGTTATTAATCCTACATTAGGAAATATATTACAAGGAGTTACATCACCTAAAGACGCTATAGCAGCAATTACTAAATCTGATGTTTCTTTAGATGATAAAATTAAATTACAACAATTAATATACGAACAACAGAATAAAGAAATAGAGTCTATTACTTCAAGATGGAAGGCGGATTCTATGTCGGATTCATGGATGTCTAAAAACGTACGTCCATTAGTTTTAGTATGGTGTATTGTTGTATTTTCTTTTGCAGGTATACTTGATAGTGTAGAAAGCATACCATTTCATATAAATAGTACATGGAATGATACTTTCGAGAAGGTCATGATGGCCGTCGTCTTAGCCTATTTTGGTGGACGCACGACAGAAAAGGCGACAAGTATGTTTAAAAAGTAAAAATGCTTAAAAATAAGTGATTATATTTAAGTATAATTAAATTAAATTAAATAAAATGAAAAAAATACTTTTAAGTATAACTATGCTTGTTACTATAGTTATACAAAGTCAAACATTAGAAGAAAATCTTCCAGGGATATATTCTAGTACTAAAAACTTTGAACAGAAAACTCATATAGTTATCCTATATGATAAAGAAGCTCATTATTATGGAGAAGAAAATTGGACAATTTTTAGTCTCAATTTAAAAGAAGGTCATTTTAAACGACAAGCTATAATTGAAATTACTCCAAAATTTATAAAAACACGTTTATCATTTAAACCTCATGTAAATTATGAGGATATAATAACTTATAGTTTACAAGGAACAACTATGTATGCTAAATTTGAAGGATATGGTACTGAAATATATCGCTTCGAGAAATATAAAATAATTAAAAATTAAATCAAATAAAATGAAAGAAGAAACTAAAAAAATTACAGAAGAAGAACTAACTAATATTTATAATGTACAGAATGCATTAAATCAAGCAGTTAGTCAAATTGGGATGTTAGAAACTGAAAAACACGCGGTATTACACCAAGTGGCGGGATTAAATCAAGATCAAGAAAAAATTAAAAAAGAATTAGAAGATAAGTATGGTTCTATTAATATTGATTTAAAAGATGGGTCTTACACGGTAATAGAAGACGAAGTAGTAGAAGAAAAATAAAATGAATAATGTAATACGTAAGATCAGTATAGGTGCTGATTATAAAAATGACGCCATGCATTATTCTGTAGGACAACAAGTTTACGGAGGGCATGAAATATCTCATATATTATATAATGAAGAAGATAGATCTTACAATATTCATATAAAGAAAAACAATGAGGTATTACCTTGGAAGAAATTTAATTCTCACATGGCAATATCTATTGAATATGATTTAGAATACTAATGAAAAGTTTATATGATTTTATTATTAAACCTTTAGGAGAAAGATATAATAATAAAAAACAAATTGGAGATACCGAATTAATTTTAAACAATAAAATTGAAACTTGGAAATTTATAAATAAATTTGCAACTGTAGTAGAAGTTCCATTAAATATTAAAACACCTATAAAAGTAGGTGATATAGTAGCCGTTCATCATAATATATTTAGAAGATTTTATGATATAAGAGGAAATGCTAAAAATAGTAGAAGTTATTTTAAAGATAATCTATATTTTGCCTCTTTAGATCAGGTATATCTTTATAAAAGAAAAGATAAATGGATGTCATTTGAAGATAGATGTTTTGTAAAACCTATTAAAAATGAAAACTCTCTAACTAAAGATAAAGAAGTTTATTGTACTGGTATACTAAAAATAGGTAACGATCGTTTAGAAGCACTTAAAATCAACCCAGGAGACAAGGTAGGGTTTAAACCCTTAAGAGAATGGGAGTTTTATATTGATGAGGAACGATTATATTGTATGAAATCAAATGATATTATTATAAAGTATGAACACAAAGGAAACGAAGAAGAATATAATCCAAGCTGGGCGCGTAGCAGTTAAAGAGTTAATTAAAGTTGCTAAAGAACCCATTATAGATTTTGGACCTGACATTTCCGCAGATAGATTAAAAAATGCTGCAGCTACAAAAAAATTAGCTATATTTGATGCTTTTGAAATATTAAATAGAATAGAAGAAGAAAAGAATCTATTAGAAGATAAACCTAAAGTAGAAGAAAAAAAAGAAAAATCTTTTAAAGGGTTTGCAGAAGGGAGATCTAAATAATGTATAAGCAAGAATTATATAAAATTTTACCTAACTATGTTAAGACTAAAGTTCTTCAAAGAAATAATAGGTATAAAAAATGGGAGTATGGTTATAACGAGGAACACGATTTCGTAGTAATCAGTAAATCTGGAATGATTGGAGATGTATATGAAATACAAGGTTTAAAAATAGCACTCCCTAAAATGCCTAAAGAAATAAAAAAATTTGAAACAGGAAGATGGACGAGAACTCCATTACCTAAAGTTTTAAGTAAAATTAAAAGCGTATTTGAATGGGATAAATATCCTGAAGATTTTAAAGAAAAATGGTACGATTTTATTGATGCGGAGTTTATTAAACGTGAAGAAGGTTTTTGGTTTTATAATCAAAGTAAAACTATTTACTTAACAGGTACTCATTATATGTACCTACAATGGAGTAAGATTGATGTTGGACCACCAGATTTTAGAGAAGCTAATAGATTATTCTTTATATTTTGGGAAGCATGTAAGGCCGATGATAGGTGTTATGGAATGTGTTATTTAAAAAATAGACGTTCTGGATTCTCTTTTATGGCCTCAGGTGAGGTTGTTAATCTAGCTACTATCTCAAGTGATTCACGATATGGAATATTATCTAAAACTGGACCAGATGCTAAAACTATGTTTACTGACAAGGTTGTACCTATATCAGTAAATTATCCCTTCTTTTTTAAACCTATTCAAGATGGTATGGATAGACCTAAAACAGAATTAGCGTATAGAGTACCAGCTTCTAAATTTACTAGAAGAAAGATTATAACAGGCGAAGTAGCCGCTGAATTACAAGGATTAGATACTACTATAGACTGGAAAAATACCGGAGATAATAGTTATGATGGTGAAAAATTAAAATTACTAGTTCATGATGAAAGTGGTAAATGGGAGAGGCCTAACAATATTTTAAATAATTGGAGGGTTACTAAAACTTGTTTACGATTAGGATCTAGAATTATTGGTAAATGCATGATGGGAAGTACTTCAAACGCGTTAGATAAAGGTGGTAATAATTTTAAAAAATTATATGAAAGCTCAGATGTTACAAAAAGAAACGCCAACGGACAGACTCGCTCAGGATTATATAGTTTGTTCATACCTATGGAATGGAACTACGAAGGATACATTAATGCTTATGGCATACCTGTATTCGAAACACCCAAAAGTCCAGATGAAGATCCCCATGGACAAAAAATTAGAATTGGAGTTTTAGATTATTGGAAAAATGAAGTAGATGGTTTAAGTGATGATCAAGATGCTTTAAACGAATTTTATAGACAGTTTCCAAGAACTACTAAACATGCTTTTAGAGATGAATCGAAAAACTCTTTATTTAATTTAACTAAAATATATCAACAAATTGATTGGAATGCTGATATTAAACATAGTCACGTTATTACTCAAGGTTCGTTCCAATGGACAGGAGGAATAAAAGATACAGAAGTAATATTTGTACCAAATAAAAGTGGCAGATTCTTTGTTTCTTGGGTTCCACCTCAAAGATTACAAAATAATGTAATAAAAAAATTAGGAAAAAAATATCCAGGTAATGAAAATTTAGGTGCTTTTGGCTGTGATAGTTATGATATTTCTGGGACAGTTGATGGAAGAGGATCTAATGGATCTTTACATGGATTAACAAAGTTTAGCATGGAAGATATGCCACCTAATCATTTCTTCTTAGAATACATTGCTAGACCACAAACAGCAGAGATGTTTTTTGAAGATGTATTAATGGCTTGTATATTTTATGGAATGCCTATACTAGCAGAAAATAACAAACCTAGACTTCTATATCACTTTAAAAGAAGAGGATATAGAGGTTTTGCAATGAATAGACCTGATAAAATTTATAATAAATTATCAGTTACTGAAAGAGAAATAGGTGGAATACCTAATTCAAGTGAAGATATTAAACAAGCCCACGCAGCTGCAATAGAAAGTTATATTGAAGATTATATAGGGTTAAAAGAAGATAGTACGTACGGTGATATGTATCATCAAAGAACCTTAGAAGATTGGGCTAAATTTAATATTAATAATAGAACAACACATGATGCCTCTATTAGTTCAGGATTAGCTATTATGGCTTGTAATAAAAACAAGTATCGTCCTGTACCTAAACTTATATTACAAGATATTGATTTAGGAATAAAAAAATTCGATAATAGTGGAACAGTATCAAAAATTATACAATAAATGAAAGTAAATTATAATACTAATAGCATTTTTCCTAGCCAAGTAGTTAGTGATCAAGAGAAAGATAGTTGGGAGTATGGAGCAGAAGTTGCTCGTGCTATCGAACAAGAATGGTTTTCTCAAGGTAGAACTAATGGTAATAGGTATTTGACTACGTGGAATAATTATAATTACTTAAGATTATATGCGCGCGGAGAGCAATCTATACAAAAATATAAAGATGAACTATCTATTAATGGTGATTTATCTTATCTTAATTTAGATTGGAAACCAGTACCTATTATTTCTAAGTTTGTGGATATTTTAGTAAATGGGATTTCTAATAAAGATTACGATATATCAGCTTTTGCTCAAGATCCTCAATCTTTAAACAAAAGAACTGATTACGCTCAAGCTATTGCTACTGATATGTTTGCAAGAGATATAATTAAACAAGCTCAAGGAAAATTAGGAGTAAATTTATCTCAAACCAGTATTCCAGAAAATAATCTTCCTCAAACAGCTGAAGAATTAGAACTTCATATGCAATTAAGTTATAAGCAAGGAGTTGAAATAGCAGAAGAAGAAGCGATTAATCAAGTATTGGATCAAAATAAATGGGAATTAACTAAGAGAAGAATTAATTATGATTTAGTTACTTGTGGAATTGGTGCAGTTAAAACTAATTTTAATACTTCTAATGGTATTACTATAGACTATGTTGACCCAGCAAGAATGATATATTCTTATACAGAAGATCCAAATTTTGAAGATGTATATTACGTAGGAGAAGTAAAATCTATTACTATCCCAGAATTAAAGAAACAATTTCCAGGTATTCCAGAACCAGAATTAGAAAAAATTCAAGCAACTAAAGGTAATAGAAATTATCTTTATGGGTATGGAGATTATGATCAAAATACTGTACAGATATTATATTTTGAATATAAAACTTATAGAAATCAAGTTTTTAAAATAAAGAAAACTGAGAATGGTTTAGAAAAAGCATTAGAAAAACCTGATACTTTTAATCCTCCAGCTAATGATATGTTTGAAAGAGTAGGGAGAAGTATTGAGGTTTTATATACTGGAGTTAAGGTATTAGGAACAGATACAATGATTGATTGGGGATTAGCAGAGAACATGTCAAGACCTATGGCAGATACTACTAAAGTAGAAATGAATTATGCTATTTGTGCGCCTCGTATGTATAAAGGTAGAATCGAATCTATTGTGAGTAGAATAACTGGTTTTGCTGATATGATACAGTTAACTCATTTAAAACTTCAACAAGTATTATCTAGAATGGTTCCAGATGGAGTATTCTTAGACATGGACGGTTTAGCTGAAGTTGATTTAGGTAATGGTACAAATTACAATCCAGCCGAAGCTTTGAACATGTATTTCCAAACCGGTTCTGTTGTAGGTAGATCATTAACTCAAGATGGAGAATTAAATAGAGGAAAAATTCCTGTTCAAGAATTAACCTCTTCAGCAGGACAAGCTAAAATTCAAGCGTTAATCCAGACTTATAATTATTATGTTCAAATGATAAGAGATGTAACCGGATTAAATGAAGCGAGAGATGGTACTTTACCTGATAGAGATACTCTAGTTGGATTACAAAAAATAGCAGCAGAGCAATCTAATATTGCAACTAAACATGTTAACAATGCAAGTTTATTTTTAACCTTAAGAGTTTGTGAAAATATTTCTAAAAAGATAGCGGATGTATTAGAGTATCCATTAACAGCAAACGCATTAAGAGAGAGTATATCTTTATTTAATGTAGAAACTTTAAGAGAAATAGATAATTTAAATTTACATGATTTTGGTATTTTCTTAGAATTAGAACCAGATGAAGAAGAAAAACAACAGTTAGAACAAAACATTCAAGTTGCTTTGCAATCAGGTGGAATTGATTTAGAAGATGCTATTGATATAAGACAAATTAGAAATTTAAAATTAGCTAATCAATTATTAAAGCAAAAACGTAAAAGAAAACTTCAAAGAGAAGAACAATTACAACAACAAAATATTAAAGCTCAAGCTGATGCTAATGCTCAAGCTCAACAACAAGCGGCAGAAGCTGAAGCTCAAAAACAACAAGTAATTACCCAAAGTAATTTAGAGTTAGAACAAGGAAAATCTCAATTTGAAATTGAACGTATGCGAACGGAAGCTCAAATTAAAAGAGAATTAATGGCTGAAGAATTTAACTATCAAGTTCAATTAGAACAATTAAAGATGCAAGCTGAATCACAGAAAGAAGGTCAAATTGAAGATAGAAAAGATAAAAGAGTAAAATTACAGGGTACACAACAAAGTCAAATGATAGATCAAAGAAAAAACAATTTATTACCTATCAATTTTGAAACAGAAAATACTACTTCTCCTTTAGGGATGTAGTAATATTAATAACTATTTAATTATATTTTATGGCAAAAGATGCACAAAACGTCGCAGTAGACGTAAAACAAGAAGGTGACTTTAAAATAAAGTCTAAACCTAAAAAACCTAAACAATTAGTTGCGAGAGATAAAGAAGTAGCTAAAATAGATTTTAACAAACCTGAAGCTCAGGGCGATATAGATCCCGCTGTAGTTAAGGTAGATTTAACACAAACAACAAAAGAAGATGCCGTTCAAACACAAGAGACAAATGTGGGCGATGTTATTGTCGAAAAGCAACAAGACGCGCCAGACAGCAAAGAAGTGGCTGAAACTGTACGGGAAACCGAAGAAAAAGTAACTCCTAAGGTTGTTGAAATAATTGAAGAAGTAACAGAACAACCGTTAGAACAAGCGGATAATGTAGTTACAGATGAAGTTTCTCCTCCTAAACTACCTGAAAACGTAGATAAACTAGTTAAGTTTATGGATGAAACTGGAGGAACAGTTGAAGATTATGTTAAATTAAATAAAGATTATTCTACCTTAGAGGATAATGCTTTATTAAAAGAATACTATACTCAAACTAAACCACATTTATCATCAGAAGAAGTTGATTTCATGATTGATGATAGATTTGAAGTAGATGAAGAGATAGATGAACAAAAAGATATACGTAGAAAAAACCTAGCTTATAAAGAAGCGGTGGCTGATGCTAAAAAAGATTTAGAAAAACTTAAATCTCAGTATTATGCAGATATAAAAAACCGTCCTGGAATTAATCCAGATCAACAAAAAGCAATGGAATTTTTTAATCGTTACAATAAACAGCAAGAAGTTGCTAAAAGTGCTCAAGCAGATTTTAAACAAAAAACTAGCCAGTTATTTTCCGAAGAATTCAAAGGTTTTGATTATAAAGTAGGAGAAAAACAATTTAGATATAAAGTTCAAGATCCTAAAAGCACTGCTCAAAAACAGAATGATATTAACAATTTTATATCTACATTTGTGGATAAAAATGGTAAAGTTCAGGATGCTGCTGGGTACCATAAAGCTCTTCATGCTGCGATGAATGCTGATAAATTAGCGCAACACTTTTATGAACAAGGAAAAGCTGATGGGGTAAAAGACATCATTAAGCAATCCAAGAACCCAGCTACAGAAACACCGAGGCAAGTTGCAAGTGGGGACGTTTATGTAGGAGGAATAAAAGTAAAATCAATAAGTGGCGCTGATTCTTCAAAATTAAAAATTAGAAAAAGAAAGTTTAATAATTAAAATTTAGAAAAATGGCTTTAACCCCACAATTTGGTACTATTGTACCAAGTCAAGTGCAGGAAATTCTAAGCTCAAACTATTTACAATGGACTAATGCGGCAGGTGCTAACTTTGCGGATTTCGCTCAGCAATACCTACCGGAGATCTATGAACAAGAAGTTGAACGTTATGGAAACAGAACGTTATCAGGCTTTTTAAGAATGGTTGGTGCAGAACTTCCTATGACAAGTGACCAAGTAATCTGGTCAGAACAAAATAGATTACATATTGCTTATGATGGCTGTGCGCTTTTAGGTGCTAATGTTATCGACCTTAACCCAGGTGCTGTTGCAGGCGTGAATAACGTAGTTTCTGTAGGTGCAACTGTTGTTGTTATGGACGATTTCGGTGCTGAAGTAAAATGCTGGGTAAGTGTATCAGACCCTGGGAACGCTGTTCCTGCAACTGCTAGACAGATTACTGCTCTACCTTATACTGCTGCGACTATCGCTGCGGCTGGTTTAGTTGGTGCTGTAAAAGTATTTGTTTACGGTTCTGATTATGTGAAAGGTTCTACAACTCCTAACTATAACGCTGCTACAGCTACTACTGGTTATGTAAGTGTTGATCCTTCTTTCACGCAATTTCATAACAACCCTCTTATTATCAGAAATAAATACGTTGTAAACGGTTCTGATATGGCTCAGATCGGTTGGGTAGAAGTTGCTACTGAAGACGGAACAGGTGGATATCTATGGTATCTTAAAGCTGAGTCTGAAACAAGACTTAGATTTGAGGATTACCTAGAAATGTCTGTCGTTGAAGGTGAATTATCAGCTGCTGGTTCTGCCGTTGCTGGTTTAGGTACTGTAATAGGTACTGAAGGTCTATTTGCTGCTATTCAAAATGGTGGTAATATAATGGTAGGATTCAGTCCTGCAACAGGTATTACTGATTTTGATGACATCCTAAGAAACTTAGATACTCAGGGTGCTATCGAAGAAAACATGTTATTCTTAAACAGAGCTACAGATTTAGCTTTTGATGATATGTTGGCTGGTATATCTGCTGGAGCTGCTGGTGGTACTGCTTACGGACTATTTGAAAACTCAGAAGAAATGGCTTTAAACTTAGGTTTTAGTGGTTTCAGAAGAGGTTCTTATGATTTCTATAAAACAAGCTGGAAATACCTTAATGACGCTTCTACAAGAGGTGGAATGACTGGTCCTGCTTCTATAGAAGGAGTATTAGTTCCTGCAGGTACAACTACTGTTTATGATCAAATTCTTGGTACTAACATTAGACGTCCTTTCTTACACGTAAGATATAGAGCGTCTCAAGGTGACGACAGAAGAATGAAATCTTGGTTAACAGGTTCTGCTGGTGGAGCTTTCACTAGTGATCTTGATGCAATGGAAGTAAACTTCCTTTCAGAAAGATGTCTTGTTACTCAAGCAAGAAACAATTTTGTTTTATTCCAAGGAGTATAACATTTGTTAATAAGGTAAGGGTGCTTCGGCACCCAATACCTTTATTTTTAACTATTTAATTATATTATATTATGGCAAAAAAAGAAAAACAAGAAGAGGTTGTAGTAGAAGAACCACAAGTGGTTGCTACACCTGTTACAAAAGTACCAACTAAGAAAAAAGATAGTTGGGAAATAAAAGATAGACAATACTATTTAATCGGAGATAAAGAACCTTTAACATTTACTATACCGGCTAGGCATAGTAGAAGGCATCCTTTATTATGGTTTGACCCTGAGACTAGTACACAACGAGAAATACGTTATGCAACTAATCAAAATTCATGTTTTGTTGATGAACAAAAAGGTGAAGCTACCTTAGGACACATAACATTTAGAGATGGCGTATTAGCTATTCCTAAAGCCCAACAGGCATTACAAAAACTATTATCCTTATACCACCCAATGTTAGGTAGAAAGTATGATGAAAGAAAACCTGTTGAAGCAGCAATGAGTGATTTAGAGTATTTAGAAATAGAAATAGATGCTTTAACTGCAGCAAGAAACATGGATGTAGAACAAAGAGAAGCTATTTTAAGAGTAGAAATTGGTTCTAAAGTAAATTCTTTAAGTTCCTCTGAGATTAGAAGAGATGTTATGAGATTAGCAAAAATGAATCCATCTTTGTTTTTAGCATTAGCATCTGATGAAAATGTTATGTTAAGAAATTTTGCGATTACCGCAACAGAACAAGGCATAATTAAAATATCTCAAGACAACAAGAGTGTTTTATGGGCAAGTAATGATAGGAAGTTAATGACAATTCCTTTTGATGAAAATGCTTATTCAGCTTTAGCTTCATGGTTTAAAACCGATGAAGGTATGGAAGTTTATAGGTCTATCGAAAAAAGACTAAATAAATAATAATATAAGGGGCGGATACGTCCGCCTCTATATTAAATTAAGATCAATATAATGGCAGTAAACGTAGATATAGTTTATAAAACGGTTTTATTAATATTAAACCAACAACAAAGAGGATATATTACTCCTGATGAATTTAATAAAGTTGCTACGCAAGTACAACTTACTATGTTTGAAGCCTACGCAGGAGATCTAAATCAACAGTATAGAAAAGAAGAAAATGATACTGAGTATGGTGATATATTAAAAAATATAGAACAACAGCTAGAGATTTTTCAAATGATTGGCCCTGCTACATTTAACACTGATCATTTTACAGTTCCAACAATAGCTACCCTTCCTTCATTTTCTCAAACATTTGTAGGAAATCCTCCTATAGACGGTGTTAATACCGTGTTTAATGTAACTACATGGACTGTAGCTGAATCTCAATCAGCTCAGGTTAAAGTATTTTTAAATGGAGTATTACAAGTAGAAGGAGTAGACTACACATGGAGCTCTAATAACAATATTTTAGTAATGACAGTAGCTCCAATAATTGGAGATACTTTATTAATACAACTATTTCCTTCTAATTTTTATAGATTAGGAACAGTGATTTTTACTGATAGTTATAATAGAAGTCATCCCGCAGAATATACCCAACGAAATGAGATAACACAATTATTACTTTCCCCGTTAACTCAACCTAATGAAAAATTTCCTTTATATTTATATGAAGATGAAAAACTTTACTTGTATCCATCTACGATACAAAATGGGGTAACTGTGTCTTATTTAAGAAAACCTAATAATGTAGTATGGAACTATACTACAGGAGCACAAGGACAATATGTTTATAGCCCAACTAGTTCACAAGATTTTGAATTAGATGTATCTGAACAAGTAGAAATTATTACTAGAGTATTAGCTTATTCTGGGGTAATAATTCAAGATCCAACTATAATACAAGTAGCTTCACAAGCTGTAGCTGCAGAAGAAACTAACGAAAAAAGTTAATAAAATATGGCAATTCCAGATGGTGGATTAATCACCGAAACTAATCAACAATATTACGCGGGTGCGCAGGGATTTGTAATAGAATCAGTAGGAGGAGAAAGTACATGGACGTTTACGTTTGATACAGATTTAATTTTAGGGAGTTGGGATCCTACAGCGGTGGATTACGCATTAAATAATTTTAAATTATACACTAGTCCTGACGGAATAAATTATACAGAATATATAACTCAATTTACTTTAATAGGTAACACTATAACTTTAGGAACTCCTGCGGTTCCTATAATATTACCACAAAATAATGTTGTAGTGGTTCAATTAAAAATGTTAGATGGAGGAAATTATGGACTTAGAGACGCTTATGGAGTTACTACTGAACAAAACTATGGAGAATATGCTTATTTAACACTAGAAGATGTAGTAAACAATTTTATGGTAGCATATGTAGGCCATCAGAAATTAATTCCTAATGTAAAAAGAAGTGATATTATATTTCATGCTAAAAGATGTTTACAAGAATTTAGTTATGATACTTTAAAAAGCATAGAATCTCAAGAACTTACTATTCCACCAAGTTTAAGTGTAGTATTACCTCAAGACTATGTTAATTACGTAAGAGTGTCTTGGATAGATCAATTAGGAGTGCAAAGAATAATATATCCTGCTAATAACCTAACAACCAATCCTTATGAAACTCCAGTTCAAGATGCAGAAGGAGTACCTACTCAAGATAATTTTGGAGATAATTTAGAAGGAACTTCTTTAATAGAAGAAAGATGGCGTACAGCAAACACTAATTTAATAAACCAAGACTTTAACTGGAATTTATATAATGCTGGAGCTGATTGGGCTGGTTATGGTTGGGGTTATGGGGGTTACTGGTACTGGGGTCAACAGTATGGATCAGTACCTGAATATGCTCAATACAATGGTTGGTTTACTCTAAATGCTAGAGAAGGTAAAATGTCTTTTTCTAGTAATTTAATAGGAAGATTAATAGTATTAGAATACATATCAGATGGATTAGCTTATGATTTAGATAGTCAAGTTCCTAAACTTGCAGAAGCAGCAATTTATGCTTATATAAATCACGCGGTATTAGCTACTAGAAGAAATGTTCAAGAATATATAGTACAGAGATACAAAAAAGAGGCGAGTGCTAAATTAAGAAATGCAAAAATAAGATTATCTAATATTAAACTTGATGAAATAGTTCAGGTTATGAGAGGAAAATCTAAATGGTTAAAACATTAAACTATGCCAGAAATAAGGAATAATTTTATAAAATCCAAGATGAATAAAGACTTGGATGATAGATTAATACCGAATGGCGAATACAGAGATGCTAATAATCTACAAATAAGTAGATCAGAAGGATCCAGTGTTGGTGAATTTGAGAATATTCCTGGAAATCAGTTAATGGTAAATGGATTAGGAACAGCTTATTTAAATACTGGATATGATAATGGTAATGTAGCACCTAATTTAGGATTAGGATATACAGGTAAAGTAATAGGACAATACACGAATGAAACTACTGGTGAAATATATGTGTTTAGTACTGGTTATACAGGAACTGATCAACAACCTAGAGATATTGTAGCGTATAGTGGTTCGGCTCTACAAAGTGGTACTACTATTACTTTATGGACAGAGGGTCCTGGAGGTTTACAATTAAACCCACAAGTATTGGGTATTGAAGTAGGAATGTTAGTTCAAGGGTGTGAATGGCTTGGAAATCCTCCTGATAATGATCCATTAGTAATTGAGGTAAATCCTACTAATATAGTAATAAGTCAATCTATTGCATTAAATGGTGGAGCTTTTACTGGGCCTGGAGATAAATTGGTTATAGGATGGGCTAATACTATACATCGTTATAGTGTTGAAGATGAGTTATTAACATTGTTGGTAAGAGGAAGTTGGTTAAATTTTAGTCAACAAAATCGTATTTATGGAATTAATTTATTAGAAGATTTATTATTTTGGACAGATAATAGAAATCAACCTAGAAGAATCAATGTAAGCTCTGCTAATCCTAATAATATAGCGTGTCCTAATTATTATACAAATGAAGATCAAATTTCAGTGTGTAAATATTATCCTTATGAAGTTCCTTTATTATTAGATCAAAATATATTAGAAATTACCGCAGGAGCTCAATCTACATTAAGAGGTTATACTCTCACCATGGCAGATACTACTGATATACAAGTGGGAGATATTGTAACTGGTTTTCCAGGTCAATTAGCTCAAGAATTATGGGAGGTTATTTTAATTGATCCAAATGTTTCAGTTACTATTTATAATAACTTTAAAGATGGTAGTGTTGCGCAAACTCCAGGTACATATGTAAGTCCTAGTACTATAGATATTACTTTCTCTAGAACTACCATGGAAAATGCTAGTGAGAGGTTAGAAGAAAATGGATTTAATACTACTTTTGATGGAGCTACAGCTGTAGGAGTTATAGCAGCTGGTACTCCTATTGTTTTATATTATCCTTATATAAATACAATTGCAGATCCTAGTCCTCAATACACACCTAAAGTAGGAGATTTAGTTACTAGTATAGATGCTTCAATTACTATAGCTGATGATGTAAGAATATTCGCTATTGATGCTATTACTCCGGGTACTAGTATAACTATACAATTAACTAAAGATATAACTACAACCGCAGTAGGAACTGGTGGTGATGATATTAGTGTTAGTGCAAATCCTAATTTTGATAATAGTTTTACTGGTGATCCAGATTTTATAGAAGATAAATTTATAAGATTTAGTTATAGATTTAAATTTGCAGACAATGAATATTCACTATCTGCTCCTTTTACTCAAATATGTTTTATACCTAAACAAAATGGTCTTTTTGGAGGTGGTCCTAACGAAAGTACTCAAGATATGGTAGACTCTTATACGAGTACAATTGTGCAGTGGTTTGAAAATAGAGTAGATCAAGTAGCTTTAAAAATTCCTTTACCTGATGATGGATTAAATTCTACTGAAGCATTAGCGGCTTTAAGAGATAATTATCAAATAGATAGTATAGAAATTTTATATAAAGAATCTGATGGATTATCTACTAAAATATTAGAATCTATAAATACTAGTGCAATTTCAATAGGAGAAATTACTAGTATACCTTCTATTTCTACTACTCAATGGTATTATACTTTTGATTATAAATCTATAAAACCATTTAAAACTCTTCCTTCTAATCAAGATACTAGAGTTTATGATAAAGTACCAGTAAAAGCTTTAGCTCAAGAAATTATTGGAAGTAGAATTACTTATGGAAATTATACCCAAAATCATACTCCTCCCAGTACTTTAGATTATCAAGTAACTTACAATGATAAGTCTTTAAACTTTAATAATTATGCTCAATATCCTAATCACACCGTTAAGCAAAATAGAAATTATCAAGTAGGATGGGTATTAGCAGATAGATATGGAAGACAATCAAGTGTTATATTATCTAAAAATGATGATGATCCTACTAAAAATGGTTCTACTATTTATGTTCCTTATAAAGAATGGGAAGAAGTTAATAATCCTATTAGTGATGTAATTACTTATAAATGGTTGGGTAGTGTATTAAGAGTGGTTGTAGATAATGGTATAACTCAAGTTACCAAGAATGAACAAACTGGAGAACCAGGATTATATAAGTCTTATAAAAATACTAGCATAGATTCTTTCACTATTGATAGTGCAGGAACATTATACACTTTAGGAGATGTATGTGGGGTGGTTTATCCCGCTGGAGATTTAGGTTTGGGACAAAACTTTAGTTTTGAAGTTACTCAAATAGATGCTGGTGGAGGAATAACAGGTGGAAAAATTTTAGATGGTGGATTTGGTTATGCTACAGGGCAGCGCTTAGATGTGACTGGAGGTACAGGTAGTGGAGCGCAAATTGAAGTAATTGTTAATCCAGTTAACGTATTAGGTTGGGGATCGTATAAATTTGTAGTAAAACAACAAGAACAAGAATATTATAATGTTTATTTACCTGGTTTTGTATCTGGTTATCCCGTAACAAGCGTTATTGATAGAGGAAGAGTAGCTTTTTCTATTTTGTTAAGTGATAATATAAATAAAGTCCCAAGAGATTTAAATGAAGTAGGACCTTTACAAAATGAATTTTCTGCTTCTGTTAAGTTATTTGGAAGAGTAAATAATCCTTCTGTTATTGCTAAACAATTACCAACGGTACAATATTATAATTCTAGACTTAATCCGTGGAATACTCAATATTTCCCGGGTAGAAAACCAGATGAAGTTACAACTATAGGCTCAGTAGGTTCAGGTGGTTTAGAATTAGCAAATTCTCCCTTTGATCCTAATGCTACTAAAGGAGAATTTAATAACGTTAGTAGAGTGTTTGATAACGCTGGTGCACCTGTAGTTACGTTTCCTCAAATTCCTTGGGGACCTGCTGGAGCGGAACAAAGTTTTTATAATGTAGAACAAAATCCTTTATGTGCTGGTCTTAAAGTAGGGGCGGAAGAACCTCAACCTCAATTAACAGAACCAACCTCCCCAGTATTGAATACCTTAGGCGCATATGTTACTAATCAAGGATATCCTACAGTTTTAGGAGGTGCTACTGCGTGTATGGTACCTTATTTAAGCGTGTCAGAAACAGAACCCGTAGAAAGTTTAATAGATATATTCTGGGAAACTACTACTACAGGTAATTTAGTATTTTTAAATGATCAAGTGTTAGATGAATATGCAGGTGTTTTAAGTTCTACCTCAACTATGGGAGTAGTAGCTGAAGATAATGTAATAGGTTTTAAAACTAATACTGATTTTAAATTTACTGATTCTTCAGGTAATTGGATAACTTTAGATGGTCCTGCAGGAGTAGGAGCAGTAATTACCGAGATATTAGATAATAATGGAAATGATGTTACTACACCTACACCTCCATTTGTTTTAGTAGATACTCCAGCTGGAACCCCTAATAGAGATTTTGATATAGAAACTAATCAAGAATTTTGGTATGGAACACCTTCAGGTACAAAAGCAGATTCATGGACAATTTCTTTTAGAACTACATCTGGAGCAGGTTTATATGTAGATGATTTAAATAATCTAACCACTATTACTTTAACAAATATAGCGCCTGTAGTAGATCAAGCTGGACCTCCAGCTGCAGGATTTTATAGTGCTTTAGATCCTACAACTAGACAAGCAGGTGGATCTTCTAATATAGGTTTTATAATAGGTAATACTAATATTGGGACATTTATTGGACAAAACGGTTCTATAGATTTAGTTAATAATACAGCAGAATTATGTTGGACTCTTGCTACCACATCAGCTCCAGTGGGCTCTACAGCGGTATTTAGTATAGACCCTTATACAGGTGTGGTTACTATAACGGGTGGTTCTTTAATAAACGGCACTTATACAATTGAAGCTACGTTAACCGATGCTTCTATAACGTGTGTATCTAGTCCTAATAGTTTATCTACCAGTATAGATGTAGATATAGTTGTGGGTATACCTGATACAGAACAAGCAATATGTTATGGACCTACAAGTGCAATGGCAGGGTTAGATACTACATGTAGTTCAGGTACTGGTTTACCTTTAGAAGTATTCTTTGGAGCAAGTAATTTTGTAAATAATGCTACACTAAGTGGAAGTGATTCTTATTTTGGTACATTACCAGCACCAGCTGGAAGTGGTATTACTAGTTACCCTGTGACAGGAGGAGCAGGAATAAGATATTATAATGTATTAACAGAAGCTATAGCGGGTTGGTTAGCTCCAACTTATTGTTTTCCAGACCCACCACCAGCTTTTAGTAATGCAGCTTTAACTCAAGGTGAATTAGTAATTACTGCTAAATTAGATAAAAACGCTACTTTATTACCAGTTGATTTTCAAACATATTATACTATTATTTACAGAACTAGTGCAGCTGCTAGTTGGCAACCTGCTATAGATAAATTTGGAGTAACAGTAGGAAGTTGGAACAACTTAACAGTAGGAGGAACAGGAGCTACAAGTTCTTTTATAACCTATCAATTTGATACTCCAGGTGAATATGTAGTAAGAAACAATGGAATATCAGGACCTGGTTGTGGAGCTTATCCGGGAGATTCACGGTTCTCGGTAGATTTTTATGACGGCACTACAGGAGCAACAGGAAGCCCATGTATAGATTGTACAGGACCGGTGTAATAATAAGTAAAAACAAGTAATAATAATATATGGCTACTACTATAGAACTATCATATTTTAACTCCTTTTGGTTAAAGAGATTGAAGAACGCTACTCAATACACTGAGCTCGATCCTCCCGCACCCGTAGGTGTTAATAGTGGAGGTACCACTAATGGTACACCAAATCCTGCAACAGGTGATGGTTATATAGATGCAAATGTATATGAAGATTGGTATATAGAAGAAGCTAGAATACGAGGAGGTTATAACAATGTATCAACAGATTATGGAATTAAAGCTTATTCAGTAGAAGATAGTCCTCAACAACAAGTGTTTACTAATAGATTAATTTATTCAGGAATATTTAATTCTCGTACAGGAATAAACAACACAAATCAATTTCCTATAGGTGAAGTTATAAGTAGAACTGTAGACCCAAGGTCAGGTAGTATACAAAAATTATATGCAGAAAATACTAATCTGTTAATATTCCAAGAAAAGAAAGTTAATAACGCTTTGATAGATAAAGACGCTATTTATACCGCGGATGGTTCTAAATTAACTACTACTGGAACTTTAGTAATAGGACAAATAACTCCTTTTCAAGGAAATTATGGAATATCTAAAAACCCAGGATCTTTTGCTATACATGGTTATAATAAATACTGGACTGATAAAGACCAATCTGCAGTGTTAAAACTAGGAGCTAGTGGTATAGAACAAATTTCTAATTTTGGAATGATAGATTATTTTAGAGATACTTTATCTCAAGATGGAGAAATAACTGGGGGATGGGATATTTATAATAAAAACTACGTTATTACTTTAGGAAATCCTCAAACCACTATAGCATATGATGAAAGAATAAACGGGTGGACTAGTTTCTTTGACTATACCCCATGGTTAACTACTAGTTGTTTAGGAAGATTTATAAGTTTTAAAAAGAATGGAATTTACCAGCACTATATAAATCCTCTATATAATAATTTTTATGGAGAACAATATAGTTCTAGTGTAACATTTGTATTTAATCCTCAACCTACAAGAATGAAAACTTTTAAAACTATTAGTTATGAAGGAAGTAATGGTTGGGAAGTACCTGTTAGTAGTTTTACAAGTGATGTAACAGGGGTAGATTCTAATCCTCAAGAGCCTATTTTAGGAAATACAAGTTATACAGATAGTGTAGAAAGAATATATAGTTATGATGAAGGATTTTATACAGATCCTGTATCACAAATAGAATATAGAGCGGGTTTTGATAGAAAACAAAACACTTATTATGCAGCTCTAAAAAATAATGGTACCGTAAGAGCTATGGAAGTAATTCCAGATGCTGCGCAAGAATCTGGTATCAAAGCATTTTATGCAACGGTGAAACTACAAACAGATAATACTACGGATCCTACCGGACCTAAAGAATTATTTGCAGTAGGTAGTAACTACAGTAATAGATAAATTATATGAAATTAAATATTAGACAACTAAAAGAATCTGATTGGGATATTTTAGTTAAATGGTGGGATACTTGGCCTAAATGGCAGAATCCTCCCAAAGAATTTTTACCAAACAATGGAACAGGTGGTTTAATGGTATACAAAGAAGACGTTTTAATAGTCGCAGGATTTTTATATTTTACTAATTCTAGTGGAGTATTATTAGAATGGATTGTATCTAACCCCGAATATAGAGATAAAGATAGAAAAGAAGCTATAGAACTCTTAATAAATACCGCAGAAGAAGTGTGTAAAAAAGAAGGGAAAAAACAAATATTTTCTATTGGTAGAAATAAAGGATTAATTGAAACACATAAAAAACTAGGTTGGACTGTTGACACAGATCCTTCTTATGAAATAATTAAAAATATAGAATAAAATGGCAGTAGTAACAGCAGTCGCAGCAACCGCGATAGCAGTTGGAGCAGGAGCCGCAGCAGCAAATAAAGCTAAAAAAGCTGCGAACGATGCAAAAACTGAAAAGCAGAGATGGGAAACTGAATTAAGTAGTTTAAAAGAAAACCGTCAAGATATCGTTAATCCTTACGCAGGAATAACTGATTTGTCAGGTTTGGCTAGTGATTTATCAGGACAAATAACAAATCCTTATAATCAACTTCAAGTTTCAACTGCTGCGGCAGAGATGCAAGCAGAAGAAGCCGATATAAGTTTGGCTAATACTTTAGATACAATGGAAGCTACTGGAATGGCAGCGGGTGGTGCTACAGCTCTAGCTATGATGGCATTGAAAAGTAAAAAAGGTATTGCTGCGAGTATTCAAGAACAAGAAGCTGGTAATGCTAAGCTTAGAGCACAAGGAGAAGCCGCAATGCAGACACAAAAAGTTGCCGCTACAACGCGTTATCAAGATCTTACTATTGGTCAAGCATCACGAGAACAAGATTTTGCTGCTAAAGGAGAGGAATATATGTTTGCTGTTGAAGAAGCTAGAACTAATGCTGATATGGCAAGAGCTGCGGGTATGATGGATGGTTATGCGGAAGCAGAAGCTAATGCTAATCTAGCAGAAACTCAAGCATGGGGACAAACTGCTCAAAGTGTTGGAAATATTGCTGGTGCTTTTTCTGATAGAAAAGGAAAACATAGCATAAAATTAATAGGAAAATCTAATAAAGGATTAAATATTTATAGTTTTGAATATATAAACAAACTATTTGGAACAGGAGTTTATCAAGGAGTCATGTCAGACGAAATTCCTTCTTATGCGGTTATAAAACATTCAGACGGTTTTGATAGAGTTGATTATTCTAAAATAGATGTTGAATTTAAGAAGTTAAGTTAAAATGGAAAACTCGTTAAAATTATTACAAGCTCACAATACTAATCAAGAAATGTTACATTCGGTTTCTGTATTAAGAAAAGCTAACATAAGCAATCTATTAATGAGGTTGAGTCTTCAATATAGAAGTTTTGTAAATGGTCCTAATACTGATAATCCTTATGAAGATCCTAAGTTGAATGAAAAAATTGTTAAAGACAAAATTAGAGAATTAGAAGAACCAGGAGGTATTTTACAAATGCAGACTATATTAAAATCTAATGCTCAAAACATGCCTCAACAGGAGATAAAGCAAATGACTCAGAAAATTGAAAGATATTGGAAGAGTTTAGATGAAATTGAAGAATTAGGAGGAGCTTTAATGGTAGCAGTAGAAGATGTTTTACCTAAAAATTTACCTATTTTTATAGCTAGTCTATCAAAGAAAAATTTTAATGGAGTAGATGAAAGAGAAATGGATTTAAGTGTGTTAATGGCTTTAGCTTGGGGAAATTGTTTTGATTATACTCCTGATGTAAAAGTAGATAAATCATATTATTATGATGATGAAGGAGAAAAAAGTGTATTTACTCAAACAGTTGCTATAAATATGTTTAGTGATATCTTTCAAAAACATTTTAAATCTCAACTTTATATAACGAATGATGTACGAGAAGGAAAAAATATAATGTTAATGCAAAATACTCCTTATTATATTGTTAAGGCAGATGTTGATTCTAATCAAATAAAAGAAGATAATTTTTTAAGTATATATATTAGTGAAAGTTTATCACCTTTTGATGTAGGAACAGCATGGACTAACGCTGGGATTGAAATAGAAGGAAATATTCAACCTCAATTCTTTTTAGGAGGAAACATGCCAACTGGTGATGAAGAAGAAGATGCTAACAACTTAGGAGATACATTTATAGAAGTTATAAAAGGCGAAGAAGATGACAAAGTTGTTCAACAAAACGAAATGAGATTTGTTAACACTGAAGCTATTAATAGTAATGTAACATATACAGGAGAGAAAAGCGGATTTTTAGAAGGATTATTTGCTGTAGGAAGTGGAAATCCTGGAATCTTATATGCTTATTCTACTAATAATTTCAAAATAGATTTACCTGCAGGATTTTTTGAACCTTTAACAGGAAGAGAATATGCTACTTATAATTCAGTTAGTCCTGTAGAAAAAGCAGGTTGGAAAGGTAATAGGTATAAAATGAGTATGATAGGTACATCTAAAACTCCTATTAGTATGTTAGATGCTCAGAAAGCATGGTTCTTTTTTCAATTAACTGAAAACAGTTTAACAAGAAAATTACAAGAAGGGTTTTCATATAGTAATCAACCCACTTTTATTAAAAGATATTTAACTTCAGATGAAGGAGATAAATTAATTATAGATCATCTTAATGAGTTTGATATGCCTATTCCAGAATTCTATAGAGTTCATTTAGGTATTAAAGAATGGCAAGCAGGAATGATAATTTATTATCAAAATATTCCGATGGAAATTGAAGAAGAAGAAGAAGAAGAAGAATTAGCAGTAGAAGCTGACGCAGCGGCTCCAGTTTTACCACCTCCTCCAGTAATTTAAATAAAATCATATGGCTGAAAAGACCTTAGAAGAGAAAAAAGCGGCGTTACGTGCTAGGCTTGAAAAAGCTAATAAAACCGAACAAGAAATCAATGATGCACTTGCGAAGCTTGAACTAGATTTTATGTCAGAACAAGAGGTTTTAGTTGGAGTTGCTACAGATGGTGTAAAACCAGTTGTAATAGGTCCAAAAAAATCTGATGATGTAATAATTGATGGAGTAAAGTTTAAAAAAGAGGAGATTCAACAGTATCTTGACAATCCTGATTTAATTTTACAAAATGGAGGTCCTGTTGAAGATTATAATAGATGGGTTGCGGCTAATGGAGATTATCAAACTTATATTACAGGGTTACAAAATAGTGGAGTAGACATTGGATATGATCAAGGAGATATAGATGGTCCTTTAAGTGAGGTAGATGCATCAGGAGATGTACAAACCTTCGTACCGGGTACAATGGTACCTAAATCAACATCCGAAGTAGATAGAGATATTGAAAATCCAGATCTTAGTAATATTACTATTAATCCTACTGAAGACTATACTACAGAGGATAGAGATAGTAAAATAGCTGGAGAAATGTTAACTCTTACTGTAGACCAACAAATTCAAAGAGTAAATGATGCTGGTATTGATACTCCTGAGCAAAGAAATGAAAAATTAAATCTAGAGATAGCAAAAGAGCTTAAAAATACAGTAGAATCAACGGAATTTACTACTCCTAACAATATAGACTGGAGCAATGTTAAAGACGGAGAAAATTATGGTAAAAAATTATTCAATAATTTCCTTGATAACGATCCTTTTATTAGAAACATTCAAGAATCAGTTTTAAATAAAAACACAGCTCTTTTAGATGCTAAAAAAGCGGAATTAGTTAAAAAACTAGATCCTTTTATAGTTGAAGGTAAATATTTTAGGTCTTTTGATATAGGATATTGGGATAAAATAGCAGAAATAGAAAATGAATACTCTGTATTTGCTAATAAATTAATTTTAGCTGACCCCGCTTTTCAAGATAGAGTAGAAAGATGGGAAGGACAATATTCTAATATGATTAATCCTTTTATAGAAGAGGTTATAAAAAAAGAAAATAGAGAAAAAATAATAGACGAAAATAGTTTATTCAATGATGATGGGTCACCTATGGATGTTTCTGA